GGCCCGACTGATACGGCGCCGATGCCCTCCTGCGAGTTCAGCACCATGCCGACACTGGCGGCACCGCCACCGACAGCGACGGCGAGAGCGAGAACGATCAGGATCGATTGTTTCAGCATGAGCCGCCGCAGGATGGAGTTGGCGGAGGAATATCCTGCCCTTTGACAGGAAGGCAAGCCGGCAGAGGCTGCAACCGGTGGGTGAACATGCGCTGGCCTGATCTTTGCCCCGATCTTTGCGATGTCACAGCGCCGACAACGTCTCGGGTTCGGGCGGCGCGACGATTGCCGGCGCCTTGTGGAAGACGTCGGCGATATCGCGCAGGGCGCGCGTCGTCGTGCTGGAAAGGACCGGAGGGCGATCCGAGGTGTCAACGGCCTGCTGCGGTCCGTTCTTGGCGGCTTCCTCGGCCTTGGCGATGGCAGCTGGATCGACATAGGGATCCTTGATGCCGGGGATCGGCTTCAGGTCGATGTTCTGGTGGGCGTAGGCCATGAAGCGCTGCCAGACCATGGCTGGAAGCGAGCCGCCGGTCATGTTGTTGGTGGTCGAGAAGTCGTCGTTGCCGAGCCAGACGGCCGCCGTGTAGTTGCCGGTGTAGCCGATGTACCAGGCGTCGCGGTAAGACTGGGTGGTTCCCGTCTTGCCGGCGGAGCGGATGTTGGGCAGGGCCGCCTTGCGCGCCGTACCGACCTCTGGGATCTGCACCATGATGGAGTTCATCGACGCGACAGCCTGCTCGGACAGCACGCGGTGTGGCGGTGGCGCATCCTTGCTGTAATCGTAGATGAGCTGGCCGGAATGGGTGACGAGCTGGGTAATGCCGTGACGGGTGCCGACGATACCATCCTGCGCCAGTACGCTGTAGCCCGTCGCCTGGTCCATGACGGTCAGGCCTGACGTGCCGAGCACCATCGTCTTGTGCGAGCTGACGGGAGATTCGACGCCCATCGCCTCGGCCATTGCCTTGATCGGCGGGATCGACAAATGGTCCTTGGCAAGGCGCACCGGCACGGTGTTGATCGACTTGATCAGGGCTGTCGACAGCGTCATGCGACCGGAATAGCCGCGGGTGTAGTTCTTCGGCGACCAGGCACCCCAGCTGATCGGCCCATCCGAAATGACCGATTCAGGGGTGAAGCCGTTTTCCATGGCGGTGGCGTAGACATAGGGCTTGAACGACGAGCCGGTCTGGCGCTGCGCCCGGGTGGCGCGGTTGAACTGGCTGGCGCCATAATCGCGCCCGCCGACGATGGCACGCACCGCCCCGTTGGTCTCGATGACGACCACCGCACCCTCGGTGACGTGATATTCCTTGCCGAACTGGCGGAGATGGAATTCGACCGACTCTTCCGCCGCCTTCTGGATGTTCATGTCGATGGTGGTGCGGGCGACCAGCGAGTGGATGCCGGACTTCGCCGCGATCTTCTTGACCTCATCGAAGGCCCAGTCGAGGAAGTAGTCGGGGCTCTTGCGGTCGCCTCGGTCGACGATGTCGGCGGGATGCAGGCGGGCCGACAGCACCTGGCCCTCGGTCATGAACCCAGCCTGCACCAGATTGCTGAGCACGACATTGGCGCGGGCGCGGGCGGCGGGAAGGTTGATGTGGGGGGCGTATTTGGTCGGTGCCTTGAACAGGCCGGCGAGCATCGCAGCTTCAGCGAGGTTGAGGTCCTTGACCTGCTTGCCGAAATAGAAGTCGGCCGCCGCCGCAATGCCGAACGTGCCGCCGCCCATATAGGCGCGGTCGAGGTAGAGCTGCAGGATCTCTTTCTTCGACAGGTTCGATTCAAGCCAGATCGACAGGAACGCTTCCTTGACCTTGCGCTCGACGGTGCGCTCGTTGGTGAGGAACAGGTTCTTGGCCAGCTGCTGTGTCAGGCTCGAGCCGCCCTGGACAACGGAGTTGGCACGGACGTTTTCCGACATGGCGCGGATCAGGCCGAGAAAGTCGATGCCGTAATGCTCGAAAAAGCGCCGGTCTTCGGTCGCAAGCACGGCCTTGATGACATGGTCCGGCATCTCGTCCACCGGCACCGAGTCGCGCTGGATGATGCCTCGCTGGCCGATCTCGTTGCCGTAGCGGTCGAGGAAGGTGACGGCGAAGTCGTCCTGGTTGCGCCAGTTGCCGGTGGTTTCCTGGAAGGCAGGCATCGCAAGCGCCAGCATCACCACCGAGCCGCCGGCAGCCATGGTGAAGGATTCGCTCAGGACCTCGATGACGCCGCGGCGCCAGCCTTTGACACGGAAGCGGCGGAAGAAGATCGTCGCATTTTCCCAGAACTGCTGTGCCCGGAAGCGGAGTTCATACAGCGAAGAGTCGAGCCAGGCATCAAATGCCAGCAGACCGGCCGAGATGCGGCCTCTTTTCTTGCGCGGTGGGATAGGATTTTCCATTCGAGACGAGCCCGGCACGTGACTGCAGCTTACACGAAAACACTTTTGCTGGCGAATTCAGGGCACGCGTCCCTCGGCCCAGCCTCGACTTGTCCCCGATTTTCGCTGCCGCGACAAGAGCAAGTTGGACACATCTCGGCGATTAGAATTTTGCTCTGATATAGGAATATATTCTTGACAGCGTAACGGTGCTTCGATAGTATCTGGCTATCGTCAAAGAAGTGTAGCCGGCAGTGCCGCACGGACAGGCAACTCCCTGAAATCATGAATATGGAGGTTTCGTTGGTCGCGAAAGCGAACGAGCGAAGGCAGGCAGTGCGCACGCTTTTTGAGCGCGGCGCTGTCGATATCGAGCTTTTGTCGGCGGCGAGCGGCTATGCCGTCTCCTCAATTGAACGACGCATCTTGCGGGAAGGGTGGGTTTCCCCTGTTAGCGATGACATCGACGACCGTTTGGCGCGGTTGGCCGATTCCCTGGTCGGGCAGGTCGAAACGCTGCGCCTAGAAAACGAGGGCGGTTTCGACAAGGGCCAGGTCGACATGGTCGGTTCGATCGTAAGAACCGTCGAGAAGATCAGCGAACTGATGCGAGGGGGCGACCGCGCGAAAGTGAGCCAGACGAACCGAGATGCAGAAATGGCGGACGTGCTTGCAAGGATCGACCGACGCATCATCGAGCTTGCTAGAGATTATGCTCGGGTGCTGGGCGCAGGAGAACCTGACCGAGCGTGAACGGCACCTTACTGCGCGGGAGTGGATTCACTTCGCCCGCATCGCTCAATACCCGCTTGGGCCTCAGCCCGCGACTTGGCTGGTGGTCGGTGGGCGCGGGGCCGGCAAGACCCGGCTCGGGGCAGAATGGGTCAACAGCATGGTGCGCGGGTTTTCGCCCTTTGCCAGCCATAAGCATTCGCCTATCGCGCTTGTTGGTGAGACCTTGGCCGATGTCCGCGAGGTGATGATCGAAGGACCGTCCGGGATCGCAACGATTTCGCGCCATGACAGGCCGCGTTTCGAGCCGAGCCGCAAGAGGCTGGTCTGGGACAGCGGCGCCGTGGCGCAGATATTCTCCTCGGAAGATCCCGACAGCCTGCGTGGGCCGCAGTTTCAGGCAGCGTGGTGCGATGAGCTTGCGAAGTGGAAACATGCGGATGCCTGTTTCGACATGTTGCAATTCGGGCTCAGGCTTGGCGACAGGCCGAGGCAGATCATCACCACGACGCCGCGACCGGTGCCGCTGCTGAAGCGGCTGCTTGCCGATCCGGAGGTTGTGGTGACGCGCATGCGTTCGGATGAAAACAGCGCCAACCTGGCGCCGGGCTTTCTGAGCGCGATCCACAGCCGCTATGGCGGCAGCGTGCTGGGGCGGCAGGAGCTGGACGGCGAACTGATCGAGGATCGCAACGATGCCTTGTGGTCGCGCGGTATGCTCGAGGCGGCCTTGGTCGCAGACGCGGGCGACTTGCGCCGCATCGTGGTGGCGGTCGACCCGCCGGCGAGCTCGCGCAAGACATCGGATGCTTGTGGGATTGTCGCTGTCGGGCTGAACAGTGCGGGCAGGGCGGTGGTGCTGGCCGATGCCACGGTCCAGGCAGCGAAACCTCAGGACTGGGCGGGAACGGCGGTGAGGCTGTTTCACCGCCTGGAAGCAGATTGCATCGTCGCTGAGACGAACCAGGGCGGCGAGATGGTGACGGCGGTGATCCGAACGGTCGATCCGGCGGTGCCGGTGAAGGCGGTGCGGGCCAAGCGGTCGAAATGGCTGCGCGCCGAGCCGATTGCAGCGCTCTATGCGCAGGGCAAGGTGCTGCACGCCGGGCGCTTTCCGGCGCTGGAAGACGAAATGTGTGACTTCGGCCCGAATGGGCTGTCGAATGGCCGTTCCCCCGACCGGGTCGATGCGCTGGTTTGGGCCATCGGCGAACTGATGCCGGACTGGTCGACCGAACCCAGAATCCGCGATTTTCTCTGAACAGGAAACGATATGGCTTTGAACTGGCCTTGGTCCTGGCTGACCGGGAAGCGTAGCGTCGTGCCTGAACGCAAGAGCGGACAGACTGGCTTCGTCGCACTCCATGCACAAGTCGAAGCGCGCTGGACGCGGCGCGACTATGCCGGGCTGGCGCGCGAAGGTTTCATGCGCAACCCGATCGTGCATCGCTCTGTGCGCCTGATTTCGGAGACGGCGTCGGCCATTCCCTGGCTGCTCTACGAAGGCGCCAGCGAACTGGACGATCACGCCATGCTGGGGCTGCTCGAGCGGCCGAACGACAGGCAGGCTGGCGGCAGCTTCATGGAAGCGCTGTATGGCCATCTTCTGCTTTCAGGAAACGCCTATGTCGAGCTGGTCGAGGCGGGCGGTGGAGCGCGTGAGTTGCACCTCTTGCGACCCGACCGGGTTGCCGTGGCGACCGACGCCGGCGGTTGGCCAACGGCGCTAGAGCATCGTGAGGGCAGCGCACGACGGCGCATCAGCCTTGGCCTGGGCGAACAGGGCGGGGCGGCGCACTTGACGCTGTTTCATCCGCTCGACGACCACTACGGTTTTCCGCCGCTTGAAGCGGCCTTGATCGCGCTCGATACGCATAATTCGGCGGGACGGTGGAACAAGGCGTTGCTGGACAATTCGGCGCGGCCGTCCGGAGCACTGGTTTATGCGCCGAAGGATGGCGGGAACCTCAGCGACGAGCAGTTCGACCGGCTGAAGGCCGAGCTGGAGGAGGGCTACTCTGGGACGACCCGGGCCGGCAGACCGCTGCTGCTCGAAGGCGGGCTCGACTGGAAAGCCATGGGTCTGACGCCCAAGGACATGGACTTCATCGAGGCCAAGCACTCGGCGAGCCGCGATATCGCATTGGCCTTCGGGGTGCCACCAATGCTGCTCGGCATTCCCGGTGACAACACCTATGCCAATTACCAGGAGGCGAACCGCGCCTTCTATCGCCTGACGGTGCTGCCGCTGGTGGCGCGGACGGCGAAGGAGCTTTCCGCCTGGCTGGCGCCGGCTTTCGGCGAGAGTTTGCGGCTCTGGTACGACGCCGACCAGGTCGAAGGTCTTGCTGGCGAACGTGACGCGCTTTGGACGCGTGTCGAAGCGGCCGGTTTCCTCAGCGAAGACGAAAAGCGCGAGGCCGTCGGCTATCCGCCGCGCGGCTGAACGATCGAATACGGAACCTCATGACAATGACCTACCTGTCCGACCCCGGCTGGCTGTGGCTGGCCAAAAGCGCGGGCGCGATTGCCGGTTCGGCGATCTCGCTCGCCTACATCCTGCCGCAAGGCCGGCGCGAGGCCGCGGTGCGCTTCGCCGTCGGCGTTGCCTGCGGGCTGGTGTTCGGCGGAACGGTCGGCCTGAAGATCGCCGCCGAGCTCGGCATCGAAGAACTGATCAACGTGACGGAGATGACGATGATGGGGGCTGCCGCGGCAAGCCTGTGCGCCTGGTGGGCCCTTGGCTTCGTCAAGCGCTTCTTCGAAGGCAACCGCTTCGGGCGGTGGATCGATCAAAGACGCAAGAGGAGTGGCGCTCATGATTCATGAGGCAACGGCGCGGCAAGGCGAGCAGAAGTTCGTTGACCTGGTGCTCGACGAGGTCGCTGGAGACGGCAGTTTCTCGGGCTATGCCAGCCTCTTCGGGCGTGTCGATCTCGGCAAGGACATCGTGGAACGCGGCGCTTTCGCCAAGTCGTTGCGGACACGCGGTGCTGCCGGCATCCGCATGCTGTTTCAGCACGACCCCAATCAACCGATCGGCACTTGGACAGAGCTGAAGGAGGACGCGCGCGGCCTGTTCGTTCGCGGCCGGCTGGCCAAGGACGTCGGCCGTGCCCGTGACGTGCACAATCTCTTGCGCGGCGGTGCGCTGGACGGGCTGTCGATCGGCTTTCGCGCGGTGAAGGCGCGCAAGGAGCAGGCGAGCGGCATACGCCACATCCTCGAAGCCGATCTCTGGGAGATTTCGATCGTCACCTTTCCGATGCTGCCCGAGGCGCGCATCGACACGGTTAAGGGCCGTGGGCGGCTGCCGACGACAAGACAATTCGAAGGCTGGCTCACGCGGGATGCGGGGCTGACCAGGAGCGACGCCCGGGCGGTCATCGCCGAGGGCTTCGCCAGCCTCGTGCGCAAGCGGGACGCCGCATGGGGATCCGAGAGCGGCCTTGCGGAACGCATCCGCGAGGCAACGCGCATGATCAAGCAAAAAGGAAGCAACGCATGAACGAGACCCATGCGCCGCGCGCCCCCGAAATCAAGGGGGCGGCCGGCGACACACTCGACCTGAAGGATGCCTTCGGCGAGTTCATGACCACCTTCGAGGCTTTCAAGGACAGCAACGACGAGCGGCTGGCGCAACTGGAAGGCAGGCTTGGCGCTGACGTGGTGACCAGCGACAAGGTCGACCGCATCTCGCGCGCCCTCGACGAGCAGAAGCGGACCCTCGACGGCCTGTCGCTGAAGCGGCTGCGGCCGGCACTTGGACGCGACGGCCGTTCGATGCCGAGCGAGCACAAGGACGCGTTCGAGGCCTATATGCGCAGCGGCGACGACCGTCAGCTGCGCTCGCTCGACACCAAGGCGATGTCGTATGGCTCCGGCCAGGACGGCGGCTATCTGGTACCGCCCGAGACGGAGACGGAAATCGGGCGCCGGCTGTCGACATTGTCGCCGCTGCGTTCGATCGCTTCCGTCAGGCAGGTGTCTGCTGCCGTGCTGAAGAAGCCGTTCACCGTTACCGGTCCGGCAGTCGGCTGGGTGGCGGAAACGGCGGCGCGGCCGCAGACGGCGACGCCGACCTTGGCCGAGCTGCAGTTTCCGACGATGGAGCTCTACGCCATGCCGGCGGCGACGGCGTCGCTGCTTGAGGACAGCATCGTCGATCTCGACCAGTGGATCGCTTCCGAGGTGGAAACGGCTTTTGCCGAGCAGGAGGGCACGGCCTTCGTCAACGGCAACGGCGTCAACAAGCCCAAGGGTTTTCTCGACTATACCAAGGTGGCCGAGGCGAGCTGGGCCT